ACCTACGCCGCGTACGCCCCCGCCGACGTCGCCAAGAGCTACCCCGGCGTGGACTTCTCCGCGATCAACATTCAGTCGTGGCTCGACAAAACCCTCTCAGCCGCGACGACGGGAGCACTGGAGCAGGCACAAGAAGCGGGCAAACTCGTGGAGACCGCCGTCACCCTGAAAGCCGTCACCCCCGGCCTCGCCGACGAACTCCGTCACGAGGCGTTCAAGGCGTTCAAGGACGCGAACCCCGGCCCCGGATCCGCCCCCACCCCGGGCGAGTTGTCCGCGGAACGGTTCAAGCGGCCACCCATCACCGCCGGGCACGGTGCCCTGTCCCCCGGCCACGCCGCACCGCACACGTCTCCGATCCACCCGGAGCACATCGCCGCAGCCGACTTCGGCCGGGACCTGATCACCGACGGGCACGCCGCGGACTCCCCGGACAACGACCCCGGCCACCCCATGCCCCTCGCGGCCCCCGAGGTGCCCGGTGTCCCGTCCCGCGTGTACTACACGCAGGTGCAACGGCAGAACGCCCAGCAGGCCATGAGGAACATGCACGACCACATCGCCTCCACCTTCCCCGACCTGTGCCCCATGGCCGGCCCCGGCCGGATGGGGGAGCCCCCGTCGAACGCCCGGCCTGTCCCCGCGGGTGTCGGCGGTCCCGTCCCGCACGGCGCCACCAAGGCAGCCGCAGATGAGGTCATCGCGAACAGCGTGACCGAGTTCGAGGAGGCCGCAGCCACCGCTAAGGCGGCCCGGAAGGCAGCCCGGAAGCAGCAGCGGGAACTCCTCGACGCCATCATCAAGGGCTACCCCGTCAACTCCGCGCGGGCCGATCTTGGCATGGAGCCGCTACCCGAGCCGGTCACCAAGGCGGCCGGTGGTGGTGGTGGTGCGAACACCGCCGAGCCACTCACGGTTGTCGAAGGCGATGCCGTCGGGGCCACCCTCAAAGCGTTCAACCCGGACCTCATCAAGTCCGCCGTCGCCGAGGCTCAGGCACCCCTCATTGAGCGCCTCGACGCCCAGCAGAAACTCCTCGACGCGATGGCTGACCAGCCTGACCCCAGGGTCGCCGCCTACCGCGGCGTCGCCCTCAACAAGACCACAGCACCCCCGGCGGGGATGCTGGACAGTCCCGAACGCCCGGCGGGCGTGCAGGACGTGGCCTACAAGGCCATGTACGAGCAGTGGCAGAACAGCACTGACCCGGAACAACGCGAAAACGCCTGGAAGTTCCTCACCGAACGCCTGGGCCTGACCAAGAACGCACACGCATGACGCCGCCCGCCGGCGTGACACATAGGAAGGAGACCGGCAATGGCCGACCTCCTCGAAGACATCCGCCCTGACAGCGCACCGCAGCCAGGCACCGATGCCCTCACCACCGCCCTCTACGGGAGCTCCGCGCAGCCCGTAAGCCAGGCGGACATCGCCCAGCACAACACCACGGGTGATGCTCTCAAGTCCCTGATGCCCGACCTTGTGAAGGGCGCCGGTTTCGCACCCAAGGGCGGCAACCAGCCCCTGAGCGACCCGACCGACATCACCCTCCGCGCCTCCGAGGCCGCCACCAAGCTTCGCCTGGCGGTACGGGAAGGGTTCGTCAACAAGTCCGGTGTCGTGAAGTCGTTCAACGGCGGCTTCATGTCCCAGTTCGGTGCCCTCCAGACCGCGCTGTCCGCGCCGTCCATGGGGGAGCAGCTCGGGCAGATCCTCGGGCAGATGAATCCGGATCTCACACGGTCGTTTACTGCGGGTAACCTCGGTATCGGCTCCGTGTCCGGTTTGACCCCTTTCAACCTCCTTGCACCGTCCCGGCTCGTTTATCCGGTTTATACCGTTTACCGGAACAAGTTCCCCAGGCCCGCGGGCCAGGGTGCGAGCCTCATCGAGCGGCTGATCACCGGCATCTCCGGTTCCCAGACCGGCGGCCAGTCCGTCAAGGACATCTCCCTGTCCGAGCTCGTCAGCGGCTCCAGCTTCGGCACGTGGCCGCTGAACCTGCCCGGAGCGGGCAGCCAGACCGAAACCACCATCAACGTCCCCTACCGCTTCCTCGGCATCACCGAGCAGCTCTCCTGGCTGGCGCAGTTCTCGGGCCAGGGATATGAGGACATCAGCGCTCTTGCCAGCCTGATCATGCTGCAAGAGATGATGCTGGGTTGAGACTCTTTGCCCAGCTAAAACCGCGAGAATTGCTGGAACGCCCGTGCCACCTGGCTAGGCCACAACGTGGGGCGAAAGCCCGAGCGTGACGGCTCTAAAAACTTAGCCAGCAGGGGTAATCAGCAGCCGAGCGCGCCTTGTCGCAGCCAGCGGCCGACGCGAAGGTTCAGAGACTATGCACGCGGGATCTAAGAGCAGTACCAATAGCTAGCAGCCCTTACCTTCCGGCCGAGCGCGATGCTCGAATCGGAATACATCCAGCGCAAGACAGGCGCGTCACGGCGGGTGCCGTAGGCGTAGAGGTACTTCCTGTCCCTGCCCCTGAGGTTACGTCGCAGTAGGCAGCCGGTGTGCCGCTGGACTGCCGTGACGACACCCTCTAGGACCGCTGGTGTCCCGATGAGATCGAACATCCCCTGCCCGACATGCCCATCGCCGTCCCAGAGGCCGCGCACCAAGTCGCGCTCGAACTCATGCGGGATGACCGGGTACGTCGCGGTGGTGGTCTTGTTATGGAAGACGCCGAGAGCGTTCAGGTCACTGACGAGCTTCTTGCCGCACAGGTACAGGCGCGTCATGCGTGACCCGTCATAGTGGTTGATCATCGACCCGAGCGGGGCGTCACAGCCAAGCTCACGGGCGATGGCCTCCAGAATGCTCGAATCAGACTCCTTGACGCTGATCTCAAGCTTGTAGCCCTCCTTGCGCACGTGGCCGTCCGCGATGACGAAGCCAAGAATGTACGCCTTCTCGGGCGTATCAATCTCGGCAAAGTAATCACGGTTGGTCTTCCACTTGGTTGTATTACCCCCCGACTGACGCGGCGACCTGGGTATTCCATAGAGGTCGCGCCACTTGGCGATAACGGGGCTTGTGCAGCCAAAGAGCCTGGATATCTGCCTGTCGTTCATCTCGGACGTCAGGCGCACCAGGGTCTCGCGGTCAGGGCAGACAAGATGAGGGTTTGGGCTCATGTATCAAACGGTACTGCATTAGATCAAGATAGAGTCCGAACTGCGTGGAGACACGCAGAGGCGCGCAGAAATGACGCGCCCGCCCGCTTAGCGGGTAGTAACAAGCTCGGAAGAGTACATGCTGATCGCGGGTTCGTCCGCGAACCTCACGGCCCCTTCCACCCCGACCGTCACGCTCCGCACCGCAGGCTCGAACGAGACCACGGTGGGCACCAACACCTACTACAAGGTGTTCGTCACTGCGACGAACTTCTTCGGTGAGACGGTCGTCTCCAGTGTCGCCTCGACGGGTGGCACGACGTCCGGGCAGGTCGTGGACGTGACCATCGTCCCGGTTGTCGGGGCGATGAACTACAACATCTACGTGTCCACGAACACGTCGGCGTCGAACACGAACGAGTACCTGGCGGCGTCGGGTGTCGGTGGCACGAAGTACACGCTGCAGGGCACCCCGCCGGCGTCGGGCACGAACCCGCCGACCGCCGACTCCGGGACTGGTGCGTCGACCCGGTTCGAGGGTGTCATTCCCACCCTGTCCGGCCTGTCCGCGGACGCGGGGATCTACCCGTCCTCGCCGACCAACTGGATCGGCGGGTACTACAACAACAACGTCGGCACCCACCTGTCCTACAACGCCATTTACACGGCGCTGAAGAACCTGTGGCAGTCGACGTCGACCAACCCGGGCTCGTTCCGCGCGGACCCGGCGGAGATCGTCTCCTCCGGTATCGACATCGCGAACCTGTCCAACGACGTCATCAACCAGGGCGCGGGGACCAACTACCAGCTGTTCATTCAGCAGGGCGGCGTCGGTGACGTCACCGTCGGCGCGGCCGTGAGTCAGTTCCAGAACCCGCTGACCCGGAGCCTGCTCAAGCTCGTCGTTCACCCCTGGTACACGCAGGGTAACGCGACGCTGCTGTCCTACCAGCTTCCGCAGACGTGGACGAACGTGGCCAACGCCTGGGAAGTTTCGACCGTTCAGGACTACGTGAGTATCGCGTGGCCCGTGATCGACGCGACCTTCAGGTACTCGATCTTCTCGTACGAGGCCCTGATTTCGCATGCCCCCTGGTACTCGGGGCAACTGTCTGGGCTCCAGAACAGCGACACCACTCCGTACAGCTAGACGCGGAGTCTCACCAAGGTAAGTCAGCAATTCCACGGCCCCGGCGGAGCGTCGTTCCGCCGGGGCCGTGCCATCCCAGGAAGGGGCCCGGCCGTGGCCATTTTCGATGTCGGTTCACTCGCCTACCAGACGACTACATGCGTCTCGGGCAGCACGTCGACAATTTTCAACCTCTCACCCGGTGGCACGGCCCTCACCTCCCCGAGGGATGTCACCGTCATCAACCAGGGCACAGTCAACACCGTCTACGTCGGCGGGACGATCGGCACCCAGTACACGGGTATCCCGGTCGGCCCGGGTGCGCAGCTGACCCTGCAGGGGACCGCGGTCACCCTGGTCGGGATCACCTCGACCGGCACGTCAGTGGTGGTGGCCGGGCTCGCGTCTGTCGCGTCGGTGGTCTAACCGATGGCGCACACGCCGGTGTCGGCGACGATCCCAACGGTCGTCTACACCCCCACCTCGTCCGGGACACCGCACGCCTTCCTCTACAACGAGGGCGTGAGCACGGTGTACCTGGGCGGGTCGGGGGTGTCGACGCAGCAGGGGCTCGCGCTGGCACCAAACGACAAGATCCGCCTCCCCTATGCGGGGGGGACGATCTGGGCGATCTCCGGGTACAACACGACCTCACCGCAGGGGACGGTGATCAGTGCGACGTCGACGTTCCCGGCTGGGACGACCCTCACCGATGCGGCGGGGACGTCGTTCACGGCGGGGATGTGGATCGCGATCGAGTCCGGCACACCGCGGCAGGAGATCGCCCAGGTGAACGGCAGCAACGCCGGTTCGGTGTTCACGAACTCGGCGCTGCAGTACGCGCATGGGACGGCGACGACGTTCTGGCAGATCAATGCGGTGCCGTCGCTGGTGAAGTCCTCGGACGTCGGGGCGACCTGATGACCGGTTCGCATGGGGTGTTTCTGGTGGGAGGGTCGCGGTGAGCCGCACCGTTACCCTCCCGCCGGGGTGCGCCGGGTTCACCATGGAGGACGGCACCCAGTACCGGGGCCGTGAGGGCGGGAGCGTGACCGTCGCTGACGGTCACGCCTCGTACATTCAGCGGCAGGTCGGCGGGGATGCGGGCCTGGTCGGGTCGGCGGCGTTCCGCCAGTTCGCGGGAACGAAAGACGGCCGCTGGTGCGCGCCGTGCCGGTTCCTGGCGCAGAAGTGGTCGCAGGTCTGCCCGAAGTGCGGCCGGGACACGATCCCGGAGGCAGAGATGCCGGTGCCGCCGAAGGCTGACTTCCCGAGCGAGTGCGCGGCTATCGCAGGGGCTATGAGCCGAGTGGCCCCGTAACACCCTTCTCTCCGCAGGCCGAGCAAGACAGGGATCCGAACCATTCGTGTACCTGTTCTAGCGTCATCTTCCAGAGTTCTTCCGGGAAGGCTACGCAGGTCACGCCGAAGTCCTGACCGCAGGAGCACTGCACCGTCGTCCCGATCAGGTGCAAGTGATGCCCGGCGTGCTCGTCGTCTGCGGGTTGCCGCGCCCGGTCCTTGGCGGCTGACCGCTGAGCCATCCGGTCTTCCCAAGTGCTCATCCATCCATCATCCAGCACTCGCGCCACGCCCGGATTTGAACCGGGGTTACCGTGTCCGGGGCCATTCCGCCGGAGCGGTTTACGCGCTTGTGCACAGCGCGAAGGGGACTCGATCCCCGCGGCTCACGGCGTCCTGGGCCGCTAGACGACAGTGGCCGGATCATTATCCAGCACAGAAGGAGAAGCGTATGACTATGTATGCGCGGAGTGACCTCTCCGCGACTAACCTCTCTGCCGCGCATGGCGGGTGTGGACAGATCCATACCCGACCGGCACCCGGCGGGGAACCCGTGAAGCTCTGGGCGCTCACCTGCCCCACGTGCGAGAACCATCTCCGCGCCGATCCGCTGTGGTCCTCAACCGTCGCCGATATCCCTGAGACCCGCGACGAGGAGTCCGAGCGTGAGGACTACGAGAAGCGCGGCGCGAACGACATCCAGACCATGATGGCCTTGGCGCTGACCCGCATGACCGGTGGTGAGGTCCCCGATACGGTCGCCCGGATGATCGACGGGTCGAAACTGCACCTCCCAGCGCAGGTGAAGGTGCTGTGCCCGCCGCACGGGCACGCGAACCAGCCGGGGGCGAAGTTCTGCGCCGAGTGCGCGGCGCCGATGCGTGACGCGATACCGGCCGCATCGCTGCCGGCGGGGGAGCCTGAAGGGCGCGAGGCACCCCCTGCGCCGCGCGCCCCGGACGCGCCTAACCGGGATCTGGCGTCGCTGCACCCGCAGAAGCTGCGGAAGATGTGCCGGGAGAAGGGCCTCGATGATTCGGGGACGCGCCCGGAGATGCTCGCCCGGCTCCAGGTAGCAGCGTGACCGCCCCGAGCGTCGGCCGGGTCGTCCACTACGTCAGCTACGGGTCGCCGAGCGGCGAGTACGGGAAGGAATGCCGGGCCGCGATCATCACCGAACTGACCGGCGATCCTAACCACCCTGACCAGGTGGGCCTATGCGTGCTGAACCCGACCGGGCAGTTCTTCAACCGCGCCGTCCCGTACCACGACGGCGCCGAGACACCCGGTACGCCGGACTGCCCAGAACCCGAGAAACACGGCCACCCCTTCCGCTACTGCTCGTGCGGGTGGGCCGAGGCGTCGCACATCGGCGGCACCTGGCACTGGCCGAAGCGTGTCTAGGTAAGCAAGAGGCCGCCCGGCCGGGAATCCCTGCCGACAAGTCCCCGAGTGGCCAGGCGGCCAACTTCAGCCTAGCCGATAGCCCCTTCACTTCCCCGGTATGCCGGGCCGTCCGCGTGAGGGGGTGGTGCCCATGTCTCTGCTGTATCCAGCCGGCCAGACCCCGTATTGCACGGTTCCCGAGCTGATTGCGGCACCGACTTTATGTGAACCGGCATCTCATGGAGCACGATCCCGCCGTATAAGGGGACGACGCCAGCTCAGCAGACCGCCGAGCAGGTCAACATCCTGATGCGGGCGACGTCGCAGGTGGATGTGTACCTGAACCAGGTGCTGCGGGCTACGGCTGACACGGAGCAGATCAGCGGCCCTGACTACCGGGTGACGGTGATGACGGGGGTTGGGAACGGGCGGGTGATCCTGTCCCGCTGGCCGATCCTGTCGATCACCGAAGTGCAGGTCGCCCCGAACGCGGTGTTCCCGCGGCAGTGGACGACGGTCCCGGCCGGGAACTTCGACATTGAGCATCCGGTGATCGGCGTCTACGGGTCCATCGCCCCCTCCGATTCGGGGGACGGCGGCCAGTCGATCGTCATCGCACCGGGCTACGTGACCTGGGGCGGTGGCCGGAACGGTGTCCTGCTGCGGGTCCAGTATCTCAATGGATGGCCACATACGAGCCTGACCGCAGATGTTGCGATCGGTGCGACATCCCTGCCGGTCGATGACTGCACCGGCTGGGCGATCACCGGCGAGTTCGGGAACGTGGGTGCGGCCGGAACCATCTACGACTCCGGGCAGCAGGAAACAATCCAGGTCAGCGCCGCGTCGGTGCCGTCGGGGCCGGGGAACCTGACTGTCCCGGCGCTCACGTTCGGGCATGTCGCCGGAACGATGGTGACGACGCTGCCGCAGTCGGTGATCTGGGCGACGATCCTGTTCGCCTCAGCGCAGGCCCTCGTCCGCGGTTCTACGAGCACAACGATCCACCAGATTCCGGGCGGTACCGGTGGCGCGGAGAAGGGGCATGGGGATCTTGTCTCTCACGCCAAGTGTTTGCTGGATCCGCTGCGCCGGACGATCTAGCAGCGGCAATCCGGCTTGACGTGCACCATGTTCCCGGACGGCAGCGCGTAGCAGACCTTCCCTGAATGCCAGCGGGCGAAGACGTTCCGGAACGGTGTTCATGGCGGCTCGCCCGGCCACTCCAACGTGAACGGCTGCCATCGGTCCAGGTTGTCGCTCATGCCCCTCATGATGTCAGGGCGGGTGGCGCGGTCAAATGTCCTTGAACACAGCTCAATTGTTTATCCAGTCGCTGCTCGATGACCTGCCGCTGCCGGGTGATGGCACCGCGAACCTGAGCGCGGTGATCACCCCCCCGGACCCCAACGTCGACACCGCGGCGGTACCTACCGCGTACATCTGGCCGACCCGTGGCGTTGAGTCCCGCAACATGGCGCTGGGTGGCACGATCCCCCGCAACACCGGGCCTGGCACCCCCTCGGGGCTGAAACCGCTCGAGCACAGCCTGGAAATCTTCCTCGTCTACTTCGGGCAGAACGACGACACCGAATCAGACACCCTGTTCCCGGGGATCGTGGAAGCAGTCATGCAAGCCCTGCGGACCTCCCCGGACCCGGCGCAGGTGAGCGACCCGTACTCGGGTGTGGTGTCCACGTTCGTGGACGTCGGGGAAAGCATGTCCTGGGAGATCGTGATCAACGCGGTCGAGGATCAGGCTTTCAACAGGTACGACTGTCTTCTGACCTGCAAGATGTTTGAGCTTATCTTCGCCTGACCGGGCCGCAGCGCAGTTGCAGGATGACCACGCCCTGCGGGTCATAGTGGGCCATGTCCTCCTCGTTGGGGGCGTCCTGCAATCGCACCTCCATACCTGGCGCAATGGGTGTCCAGTCGCCGCTTAGTGCGAAGCGCGCAATGTCCTCGTCAGCCATACAGCACAACATATTTCCTCATGCCCCGGAGGCGCGCGTGCTCTGCAATTACATCGGCACCGACCAGCGCAAGTACCTGGATTACCGGGACGCGGGCACGGGCCGGGTCCTTGAGGTCAGCCCCGGCGGCTCGTACGACATCGAGGTCGCGTCCGGGCAGGCCGCGGGTCTCCCGCTGCCTCCTGGTGATGGCCGCTGGGTGGTCGCGGCCTCGGCTGCCCGGGATGACCACGGTCGCTGGCTGGCCGCACCCGCACAGGACGAGGAGACCCCGCCCGCACAGGACGGGGAGATCGAGACCCCGGCACCTGCGGAGGCCGCCCCGCCCGCTGCGGAGGAACCCGCACCCCCTGTTCCCGCGGCTGAGCCTGAGCCTGCCGCGCCAGACACACCCGAAGAGGCCGGCGTGCCGGCAGAAGAGGAGAGCTGACCATGCCTATCGGTGGCCCTTCCGTTGCCCCATCCACCCGGTCCTGGCTCGGTGTCGCCCGTGAGCTCGTCGCAGGCACCCCCGTGGGCCCGACGAACACAATCCCGATGGACGCCAAGTCCTACTCGCCGGAGGACACCCCGAAGTTCCTTCCGGATGAGGCGATCCGCGGCAGCATGGCGATGCTGTATGAGGACATCATCGGCCCAGCGGACGCCACGTTCTCCTTCGGCGGGCCCGCGTTCCTGGACACGCACGGATTCTTCCTCGACAACATTTTCGGGGACCTGTCCACGACGGGCACCGTATCGGCGGGCACGTCGACCGCGTTCTCCGGCTCCCCCGCCGTAGGGGCGACCGTGGTCACCGTGGGGAACGGGACCACGTTCACCGTCGGGCAGAACGTCCAGATCGACACCGGCAGCATCTCCGAGGTCGTGACATTGACCGTGGCGGCCAGCACGAGCATCGGGTTCGGTAACAACCCGCTCCGGTTCGCTCACGGCGCCTCAGGGACCGTGTTCACGGTGGTGGCCCCGTTCACCCACAACTTCTCGCTGCTCAACAGTCAGCTCGGCTATGGGGGAGTGCCGGGTGCACAGCCGCCGACGCTTACCCTGACCGACAACACCAACCTGAACTACGGCGGCACCCCCGGCACGAACACGTCCGGTGCCCGCGCCTACGCCTCCGCGTGCGTGTCCGCCGTGGACATCAGCGGCAACGTTGAGCAGCTCCTCGACTTCAAAGTCACCGGGAACTCGTGGCCGTCCCAGCCGGCGGCGGTGACCCCGACGAACACGATCTCCAACATCATCCCGCAGGCGAACTGGAAATCCCAGCTGTACGTCGGGGGGACGGCCGCCGCCAACCTGATCACCACGAACGGTGAATGGGCCGTCAACATCAAACGCCAGCTGCAGGTGTACTGGACGTCGCAGGGCACCATTTCGCCGTACATCATCGCCCGCGGGCCGCTCAGCGCGATGCTGTCGATGAAGCTGACGGCGCCATCTGATGAAACCCCCCTCGCCTGGATGCTGTACGACGGCCCCCAGTGGGTGCACATCAACCTCAACAGCGGTAACGCGGGCGGCACGGCCCTGTCGATGACGATCGACGCACAAAATGTGCAGTTCGTGAAGAGCAAGC